GGGCATGCAGGTGCAGGTTACAGATATGGTTGTACTGATCCAATTATGGATTCATATTGTAAGAATACATGTAAGTTATATAAGTCTAAGAAGTCACAATCAACAATGACATCTGAAGACATGGAAAAGGCATTGATGGATTTCATGCAAACCACTGTAAGTCCCTGTAATTTAGGGCACTTATACGGACAAGACTTTCCAATATATCCTGGTGAAGTAGTAATAATACAAGCTCCACCAGCTAGTATGAAGACAATGTTATTGCAAAATTGGATGGTTGATTTAAAGAAACCTACATACTTTATGGAACTAGAGATGTCTCCTAGACAAATCTGGTCAAGGTTCGTTATGATAGAGATGGGATGGTCTGAGGAGGAGATGATTGCACATTATCAATCAGGTAAGAATGGCTTAACTGAGAGATTTAAATGGCTCACAGTAGACTATGCTCCTTGCTATCCATACGAATTAGAGAAACGCATTATGATGCAAGCTCGTAAACCAGAGATTGTTATCGTAGATCATATGGGCTTATTTAAGTCTAAATATGAAGATAATAATCGTAAGGTTGAAGAGGCATCTCAAGCTCTTATGGAACTGGCTGTTAAACATAATATAATAGTGTTTGCTGTTAGTGAAATCTCTAAACAAGCATTCTCTGAAGGAATGAATATGGCTTCAGCTAAAGGTTCATTTAGAATTGCTTATAATGCTAACAAACTACTGTCTGTTAAAGCATTAAAGAATAGTGCTGGATTAATAGAAATGTTAAAGGTAGATAGTACTAAAAATAGAGAAAAAGAGCAGTTAAATGTTCAACTTAAAGTAGACAATGTAAGGATAACTAAATATGAATAAAGTACATTTTGATGCATTCTTTGATCATATTATAGATGAAATTAAGCTGACGAGAGATGATGGCCAAAAAGAGTATGCAAAAACTGAAACAAACATATTTGCTAATTTTGATAGAGTAGCTACTTGCTTACAAATAAGTAAAGAAAAAGCACTCATGGTATATTTACTAAAGCATATTGATGGAATAGGTGCGCATATCAATGGTCATACATCTCAACGTGAGCATGTTTCTGGTAGGATTAAAGATGCAATAGTATACTTAATGTTGCTTTGGGCTATGGTTGATGGTGAAAATCAACTTACAAATCTAAAGGAGTAAGTATGTATTACAATACTAATGATGAATCAGGAGAAGAATTACAAGCTTCTAGACGTAGGGCTACAAGTCAAACTGAAATAATCTTGTCGTTTTTCTTTCAGAATCCAGGGAGAGAGTTTACACCATTTCAAGTACAATCAGAATTGGGCTTACAAGCTCCTATAACTAGCATTAGAAGGGCTATATCTGATTTAACTGCCGAAGGCAAGTTAGAGAAGACTAGCACTTTAAGACCTGGGTTGTACGGTAAAAAATGTCACTGTTGGACGGCGAAGAAGACAGAGGCTTAATTGTATAAGAGTGATGGCCGCAGGTGTCATTAGTGTCCATAGCGGGTGGGCAGCTCTTAATACAGAGATAAGGGGGAGGCATATGTTGACCACGCAGGATTATCAGTACCTTCCCCTTATTAAAATGGAGGAATAATGGACGCAAGAGAGAAGTTGATTGAATATATGAAGAGAAAATACAAGGAGGAGAAGAAAGATGATGGAGGAAGTAAAAAAGATAAGAGCTCAGATAAAGGAGTTAAACAATGGGCTGTCAGAACTTATGACTGGTGTTAATTCATTTGTTGAAACCCTGAAGGATCTTGAGCTAGATGAGGAACCCAGGACTCAAGTAAGTATTGTCGATAATGAATTAGAAGTTATTGAAGATATGCAGAATAATTGGGAAGATATGGAGGAAGCTACTAAGAAAGCAGCCTTAAAGCGAGTGCATGATATGGCAATGGAAAATATCAGAGCTGAGAAGTTAAGGCAAGAAGCTATGGAAGAAGGAGAGCCTGAATTTCATGAGCCTCATGTCGAGAATGGTACACCTAGAACACTGTACGAAGAATAAAAAGCTTGACAAATTCAATAAAAAGCTGTAATTTTGTGAAAAATAACGGTATTTATGTTAAATAAGCAAACATTAAGCAGAATAGCCAAGTTAATTGTCTGGGCAAGACATTCAAAGCCCGGATCAGATCACATATCTGCCCCTCATGACCTAACGCATAGAGAGATACTTAAAACTGCTAACGAACTAGATGGTTGGTTAGAACATTCATTTAAGAAGGAGCACTATGAAACCAAGGTCAGCAAAAGCCAAGGGCAGGCGACTACAAAATAAAATACGAGATGATTTAAGAACAGCATTTCCTCAATTAGAGGATGATGATATTAAGTCACAAACTATGGGCATGCCTGGTGAAGACATAGTACTATCTCCTGCAGCTAAAAAAATGATACAATATAGTTTTGAGTGTAAGAATGTAGAAAAGCTCAATATATGGGCTACAATAGAGCAAGCTGAAGAAAACTCTGAAGATAGGCATCCGGTAGTAGTAATTAAAAGAAATGGTACTAAAATATATGCACTTTTAGAGTTTGACCAGTTTCTCAGATTAATAGGAGAGAACAATGATAAGACAATTACATGAAAGAAAAAAAGATAATCCAATAGCAGAGAATATAATCAAGGTATTATACCAAGCTATTAACGATATCAAAAAAGACCCAACAGATAAAGGTATTTTAAGAAGCTTAACTTATACTATAGGCTTTATAAATCAATTGCTTGGGGCTATTAAAACTGAAGTGAATTAGTTATTGCAAGCCTGGCAATCCACCCATAGGCATACGTCTTTTGCTTGGATAGCTAGGCTTTCCTGTAGTAGGAGTACCAGTAATTTCACGAACCCATTGCCAAAATTCTTGAGAATGCTTCCTAGTTTCATAAGGCACATATAAACCTGTTTCAGTCATAAAAGCTTTTGTACGATTCTGGTTTGCTATAGCAGGCCAAGTTTTATACATACTACGAGCAGCTTGGATATTAAATAATCTTGCAATCTTATAATTGTAATCTTCTTCGTCTAAATCATTAGCATCATTTGAAGGAGAACTTAAGAAAGATATATAATGATCATTATTAACTTCCCAGAAGTTCATTAATGTACCAAACTCTATTAATCCACCTATACTAGGGCCTAATAATGAAAAGGTTCCAGATCCATAGGTGGCTCTTTCTGCTTGTATCTTACCTGCTTCAGTCAGATTGCCATTCTCATCTCTTTCTGCTGTAAAGTATCTAAAGTTATTCTGCAGCCATTCAAAATTATCATTAGACAAGATATTACTAAAGCCTACACCGAAATGCTCAGTTAAAGCATTGACTATGGCATAAGTTGCTCCCATTCTAATCATTTGACGAGAATGCTCACCTCTATGAGCTCCTAGTATACCTTCTGCTCTAACATCTCTAATACCTCTTTTAATAATATTATGCTGCCAGTTAAATAAAGACATTCTATAGTGTTGAAACTGTCCTACGACACCTTTAACAGGCCCTTTAATTAATCCAGCTTTTTCATGAGACCCGTATTCATAATGTATATCAGTCACCAGGCTGTAAGCAAGCTTACCAGATATTGCATTAATCCAGTTTTGCATTTGCGCAGGACTTGCATCGGGATTGCCCATCATATCTTTAATATACCAATCTGGCGCTTTAGATAAATTCTCGTGAGACCTAGCCCAGCCTACCTTAAAAGTATGCATTCTATTCATTGTTTCAACCCAACTATGCATTACAGATCCTTTTACAGCAACACCTTCTATAGTCTGAGATATCCTATCTAACATAGTAGGGTCAGCCAAAACAATTTTCCTACTGCCATCTGAGCTGACTATTTCTTTTAAACCTGGAAGAAGTTCACTTTCATTAAACGAACCTTTAGATGCTGCCAATGAATTATTAAAATCTTTTTGCAAATCTCCCCATATTGCTGCATCTTTAGCCCATACTAGTCCATGTCTAGTAGCTTCTATCTTCATCGTATTATCAAGATTTGTATCAGTTAAGTAATTTTTAGCAGACCTGCCTGCCATCCATCCAGTAGCTATCTTTTCTTGCGCAATTTGACTAGCATTCTTTAATACAGATCGGAAATTAAAACCCATAGTACGTATAAAGGCCATAGACGTTAAGAACCTTCCAGTCTTTTCTACAAACCCACTGGTAGTACGTTCACCCATAGGCATTAAATCTGTTTGTAAGGCATTTAATGTTTCGCTTGCTGAGTTTAGAAATTGATCAACTGCTTCTTGATCCCCAAAGTCCTTACGCTTTCTCATTGCATCTACAAACATATTCTGAATATTTTGGAATTGTAGCTCTAAGTGCTTTGTTTTGTTGAAGTTAGCCACTTCATGCGTGTATTTAGATAGGAATAATAATGGGTTTCTAGAGTAATACTCCTCATTGACTAAAGTCCTTCCTTTTACTCTATTAATTACTCCTTGACTACCCTCAAACAGCCTTACATTATCACTAAATACTTCAAATGCAGTACGATTATCATGTTTATCATGAGCAAATTTCATAAAGTTTTTCATACTTTCAGTAGCTGTTAATATATAATGCGGCATATAACCTAGCTCACTATTAATTTGCCATTTTTTACTTGGATCTAAACCATACTCTCTACCATCAATATCATATATACGACCACTCTTACCATCACTCTCCTGAAATTCGATAGTTTTAATATACTCTTCAAGCCTATTAACATATTCAGTTAATCTACGTCTTCCGCCTTCAGTTTGATCTATG